AAACACAAAGACCCAATCGTTGCGTATCGTAGATATGTAATAAATGAAAAACACTATGCCAAGTGGGAACAGAACAGAGCTAAACCTACATGGTGGACTACTAAGGAGGTAGCGTAAAATGAAATTTAAAATAATATTTAGTGCAGTAATGATAGCAATGATGGTTGCTATTGTTAGCTCAGTCAACATCACAATGGACAATATACAAAAAAATAAAGCAGGACTTACAAGGTTGAATAAATCTTTCCTGTCTCTCAGCGAAGAGTTTCAAAGCGTAGGTAGACAAGCAGAGTTAATAGAATCTACTAGAGAGAGCTATAGAAATTCTTTGGTTGAGTTATCAAATAGATTAGATTCTATGGATGAAACAAACTCAGAAATCTATCGTATCTTAAATGAGTTAGATGAGAAGTTAAACAAACCACCTATGCCTATTGTTTTAGAAAAACCTGTTGAACTTGAAACAACAGAAGAAATTGGAGTTAATGGAGGACTAGGTGTCCTAACCGGAACTCAAATTGTTGGGCAGCCTGAAACAAAAGAACTTGAAGTTGTTCCTTGTCCTAAACCAAAGGCAACAAGGAGTTTTGATTCTTATCTTTCTCGAATTACAATCAACAAAAAAATATCTTTTACTGTTATTTATGATGTTGTCTCTGGCCAAAGTACAAACACAAGGTACGATGGTGCAGTTCCAAGTAAACTAAAACGAGCAGTCGATAAATATATTTCTGAATTAGAATTTCCAGGAGAGATAACTGTACAAGGATGTACTCTACCTTTTACAATAAATATTTAAGGAAAATGACATGTATATTTATATGAACACAGAAAGCGAAACAAGAATTTTAACTCGTGATGAGTACAGAATTTTTTTAGATTTTACTCTTGATAACTATGAAGATATGTATTCAGAGAAGGTTGGTTATGAAGTAAATTATAATCCAAGAAAAGATAGTTTTACAGTCACATTACCATCTAATAATGTAATAAGTTTTGTTGATTTATTCAACGAAAGGGGTTGACTTTTTAGTCAGCAAGTGTATAATAACTAATGCAATAATGCCAAACCATAGGAGAAAATAAATGGCAATACAACAAGGAATAGCCTATTGGGCTAGTGTAAGAACACCTAATACCAAGTTCGAACCCTGTTATACAGTGGACTTAGTAGTAAGTGATGAGGTGGCAAATGACTTTGAAAGTCGTGGCTTCAGGGTTAAAGACCTGATAGTCAATGATGAAGTTGTTGGTCGGTCTATTAACTTTAAAAGAAAAGTCAATGGTCCAAATGGAATGGTTCGTAAAGCACCATTACTAATGGATGCTGATAAAGTTCCAATGGATGAAAACGTTGGTAATGGTTCTAAGGTTAGAGTTCAATACAATGAGTGGGAAGCCACTAATAAGTTTGGAACTTTCAAGGGCTTGGACTTTCAAGCTATGCAAGTAGAAGAATTAATTTCTTATAAAGCCGGAGACGGAGATGAGTTTGATTCTATCGAAGGTGGCGAGGAGTTCTAAATGATTATTACTATAAATAATGATGATGGTTCTACTACCTTTGATGTTAATAATATCAGCGATGATAGTATTAAACAAGAAGCTACTGTCATAGTACAAAAGGTAGGTAACCTACAAGTTATCATTGAAGCCTTAGACTTTGCAAGTCGTACACATCGTGCTAACTTAGAAGAACTTCTAAAAGATAGAGAGGAAGCAATCGTTGAAACAGCCCCTGCTCGTAATGAGAAAGGTCAGTTTGTTGGTGACGACCCTGATACTATTGAAGATGAATCTAAAGTAGTAAAAGAATCTTAATTCTAACCATGCTAGGACACAGATTAAATTCTGTGCCTAGCTTTTTTTTGGGTCAAACATGGAAAACAATTTAAAATTTGTAAAGTATCATCAGCCTTGTCCATCATGTGACAGTAGCGATGCCCTATCACTCAACGAGGATGGGTCTGGTAAATGTTTTAGTTGTCATAAGTTCTTTCCTAGTATTGATAAACAATCTACATTCAAATCAAACCAGGTAAAAACAAGTATGAAAGAAACAATAAAAGAACTGAATGCACATGGTGGTGTGTTCGCAAAGTTAACAGATAGAAACATAGCAAAAGAGACTGCTGAAAAGTATGGTGTCAAAGTTGTATATGACTCTAATGGTACGTTAGCTCAACATATATATCCTTTATATATTAACAATGAGCTTACGTCTAACAAAATTCGATACGTCAGAGATAAGAAATTTTCTTTTGATGTATCACCTAATGGTGTTGGACTTTTCGGTCAACAGTTATTCAAAGAGGGAGGTAAGTATCTTACCATAACGGAGGGAGAGTGCGATGCTATGGCAGCCTATGAACTACTTGGTAGTAAGTGGGCTGTCGTATCCGTTGTTAGAGGTGCAGCAGCAGCAGTAAAAGATATTAAAGAAAACCTTGAGTATGTAGAAAGCTTTGATAATGTTGTGCTTTGTTTTGATAAAGACAAACCGGGACAAGAAGCTGCTAAGAAAGTAGCTACCATATTAAAACCTGGTAAAGCCAAGATAGTAACTTTACCTAATGGTTACAAAGATGCTAACGACATGTTGAACAAGGGACTCTTCAAAGAGTTTACTAGTTCTTGGTGGGATGCAAAGGTTTATACTCCTAGTGGTATCATTCGTGTATCAGAAAAACAATCTGAGTTTCTTAATCGTGAAAGAAAAGAAAGCATTCCCTATCCTTGGGAAGGTTTAAATAAAAAACTATATGGCTTGAGACAAGGAGAGCTCGTAACTTTAACGGGTGGAACGGGTCTTGGTAAGTCTAGTATTACTAGAGAGCTTGAACATTGGTTAGTTAAAAACACTGATGATAATGTAGGTATCATAGCATTAGAAGAAGATTGGAAACGCACAGTTGATGGTATTCTTTCTATTGAAGCTAACGCTAGATTATACGTAGACCAAGAGAGAGATAAGTTTGATAAAGAAACTATCATGGATATGTTTGATAAGATATTTTCTAATGACAAAGTATTTATTCATGCTCACTTTGGAACGAATGAGATAGATGATATCTTTGCCAAGCTTAGATATCTCATTGTTGGATGTGATTGCAAGTGGGTAGTTGTTGACCATCTACACATGCTAGTCAGTGCATTAGCAGAAGGAGATGAAAGAAGAGCCATTGATAATATTATGACTAGACTGAGAAGTTTAGTTGAAGAAACCGGGGCCGGATTAATATTAGTATCTCACTTGAGAAGAGTTGATGGAAACAAAGGTCACGAAAACGGAGTTGAAGTAAGTCTCTCTCATCTTCGTGGGTCTAACAGTATAGGACAGTTGTCTGATTGTGTTATTGCACTTGAAAGAAACCAACAATCCGATGATGATTTAGAAGCGAGGACAACAAAACTTCGTATACTTAAGTCAAGATATACAGGTGATGTAGGAATGGCTACATCTTTAGTGTATGATAAAGACTCTGGTCGTTTAACTGAATACTCTGATGCAGAGTTAATGAGCAATGAGGAAGAAACCTTAATGCCTTTTTAGGAATATTTATGGAATTAGTTTTTGATATAGAAACAAATGGATTGCTTTTTGATTTCAAAGAAAAAGTTTGGGATGAGGAAGTTAAAAAGAACATTGAAATTATAAGACCGGCAGCTACAACTATCTTTTGTATTGTTGCTATAGACGAGAATGACAATGTATATTCATTTGAACCCCATCAAATTGATGAGGGTATTAAATTTTTAGCTGAAGCTGATAAAATAATTGGTCATAATATTATTGGTTTTGATATACCAGCTATTAAAAAACTTAAAGGGGTGGACCTGTATGAACATACAGAAGCTCTTGATACCTTGACCCTATCAAGACTTTTCCACCCCACCAGAGAGGGAGGTCATGGTATTGAAGCATGGGGTTATCGTTTAGGTGGTGTACAAAAAGTAGAGCATACAGATTGGACTCAGTATAGTCCGGAGATGTTAAAGAGATGTCAAGTAGATACTGTTATAAATAAAAAAGTTCTTGCAGCACTAAGAAAAGAAAGTCTTGGATTTTCTAAACAATGCATTGAGCTTGAACATTCTGTTGCTAAAGTAATTGCTGACCAACATGTTAATGGTTTTTACTTTGATGAAAAGTCAGCAACCTTTTTACTTAGTTCTTTAAATAAAAGAAGAAAAGAAGTTGAAGAAGAAGTACATAGAACATTTAAACCTAAGTGGGTCGATGTTAAAGAAGTACAACCTAAACTTAAAAAAGATGGTGAGCTTTCTAAATCTGGTCTATCTAATATAGAATACGAAGAACGAGTTAAAACAAAAGACCTTACTCCTTTTATGAGAAAAGAATTAAAAGAGTTTAACTTAGGTTCCCGTCAACAGATTGGAGATTATCTAAAAGACTTTGGGTGGAAACCAAAACGTTTTACTCCAACGGGTCAACCTATTGTAGATGAGGGTACATTAAAACTAATAACTCATATCCCAGAAGCTAATTTAATAGCTGAGTATTTATTACTACAGAAAAGAGCAGCTCAAGTTGAGTCTTGGATAGATGCTGTTGAACTGACGGGTAAAACAGATAGTAGAGTACATGCTAGTGTTATAACATTAGGTACAATTACTGGTCGCATGGCACATAGAAGTCCCAACATGGCTCAAGTACCTGCTGTTTACAGTCCTTATGGTAAAGAGTGTAGGTCTTGTTGGACTGTACCAAGTGGATATAAACTTGTAGGTGTAGATGCAAGTCAATTAGAATTAAGAATGTTAGCACACTACATGGCTGACGAGGATTATATAAATGAAATTATTAATGGAGACATTCACACGACTAACCAAAACCTTGCAGGACTTGAATCAAGAGACCAGGCAAAAACTTTCATCTATGCCCTCATTTACGGGGCCGGAGATGAAAAGATTGGAAGCGTTGTTGAAGGAAACAGAGAAGAAGGTAAGAGATTGCGAGAACGCTTTCTTAGTGGTAACCCTGCATTTAAATCTCTTAAAGGAAGGATTGAAAGAGCAGCAGGGAAAGGATTCCTCAAAGGGGTAGACGGTAGAAAAATATTCTTACGACACAAACATGCAGCATTAAATACTTTACTTCAGGGTGGTGGTTCTATCCTTATGAAACAAGGATTAGTCTTACTTGAAAAACTTTTAAAACTAAACACGATTGATTATAAGTTTGTTGCTAACATTCATGATGAGTGGCAGATAGAAGTTAAAGAATCTCAAGCAGAATTTACAGGTCAACTTGCTGTTGATAGTCTTATCAAAGCAGGTGAACATTTAAAGCTTCGTTGTCCTATGGATGGTGAATACAAGATAGGAGAAAATTGGAGTGAAACACACTAATAATTTTAAATGGAAATACACGGGTAGAGATTCTAATTACAAACCAAAATTTACAAGACAGCTAGAAGAACCTTTAGATTATGTTTTATCATTTTTAGACAGTAATAATATTAAATATATTATTGGAAAAAGTAAAAGTTTAGCTATTTATAGTCGGTTACATAAATTTAGATATTACTACACTACAGGTAAGTGGTCACTAAATTCTGGTAATAAAAACATTAAAGTAAATAATAAAAAATATTATTTATCTAAAGGTATTGAAGATTTTTATGAAAGATTTTTTATTAAAAATTTAGAAAAAGAAAATAATATATCTTATATTAAAAAAATTGGTCTTAAAAATTATGGTTACCCTCGATATGAATATGATTATATTCGTACAGTAATTGGTGACGATAAATCTAAAGCTAGAAATTTTTACTTACTTTACTATCATTACAAGGATGAAAAGTTTTGTCCGTTTATAAATAGAGAAGGTATAAAATGGATTCAAGATACAGATGAATATATTAACTTTGAAAAAAATAAAGATACTATACAAGCTTATGTTGATGTATTATTAAATAAAGGAAATTCAAATGAAACCCACTAAAGAAAACAGAAAAAAGTTTGATATAGACTTAGAGTATGGTACAATCAGAGAAGATAAAGTAGCAGAAATGCTTACCAATAAAAAGGTAGAAGTTAAATCTGAACGTGGTATGTGGATGAAGACGGGCAACATAGCAATTGAATATCAAAGCTATGGCAAACCCTCTGGCATCAAAGCAACTGAATCAGATTATTGGTTTCACAATCTTTGTATTGGAGACAATGAATATTGTACACTTGTTTTTAAGACTGATGTTCTTAGAACTATTGTTGATAAACTTGATACATTTAGAACTGTATCTGGTGGAGACCATAACGCAAGTCAAATGTACTTAGTTAATTTACAAAAGCTTTTCTCATCTGATGTGATTAAAGCATTTAAGGAGTTTGAAGATGGCAAAAAAGAAAACAGTTGATACAGTTGTAGAAGATATTTACTCTACTATTTCAGCCTTAACCAAAGGCCAGGATATAAAACTAACCGATAAAGACTTAAAAGTATTTGGTGAAGACATGGCTGATGCCTTAAAACAATGGGCAACACCAAGAGGTGCAGATAAAATTAATATTAATACTCTTCGTATGTCTAACATCGGTAAACCTCAACGACAGTTGTGGTATGATATGAACTTAAAGAAAGAAGGAATCACTGAGTTTGAACCTAGTACTTTGATTAAGTTTTTATACGGACACTTGTTAGAAGTATTGGTTTTATTTTTCGTTAAACTATCTGGACATAAGCTAGACTCACAACAAAAAGAAGTATCAGTTAGTGGTATCAAAGGTCACATGGATTGTAAGATAGATGGTGAAGTAGTAGATGTAAAGACTGCTTCTGGTTTTGCTTTTAAGAAATTTAAAGATGGTACTCTTGTAGAGTCAGATACCTTTGGATACTTAGCCCAACTTGCTGGGTATGAAGAAGCTGAACAAACATCTAAAGGTGGGTTCTTGGTTTTAAATAAAGAATCCGGAGAGCTAACTTTATTTAAACCAGAAGAGTTAGATAAACCTAACATCAAAGATAAAATTAAAACAGTCAAGAAAATTATTAAAAGAAAAACACCACCTATCTTTTGTTATGACCCTGTTCCCGAAGGTAAGAGTGGTAATATGAAACTTGCAAGAGAATGTAATTGGTGTCCTTACAAACATGAGTGTCATAAAGAATCAAATGATGGTCAAGGCTTACGAGTTTTTGAATATGCTAAAGGGCCAGTTTACTTTACTGATGTACAAAAAGTTCCAAATGTTCAGGAGATACTATGAATGGTAGAAAAGCAAAAGCAATTAGAAAAAAATCTTTAGTCTTATTAGTTGATTGGGTTAAGACTTTAATCCCAGAAGAAGAAGCAAACAAACTTACATTACAACAAGCTTATGATTTAGTTCCAAAAGAAACACATGTTTTTGCCAATGGTAAATTTATGTTATCATCATTTTCTTTGAAATGGATTATTCAAAAAATTAAAAAATTAATTAAAACTAAAAACTTAAACGACATAACTGTCAAGGACTTAACAAATGAAATCTGATTTAGAAAAAGCAATCATAGCTATGGGTGAAGTATTAAAAGAAGAAGGTGAATCACTAGATGGTTTTGATAACCAAACACTACAAAACTTATCAACCTTGTTAGCTGCACATGTTGAAGACAAACTAGATAGGGTAGTTCACTAATGCCTAAGAGAGTACCAAGAAAACCCAGACCTAAAAAGGTTAATGTTCCTAAAGGCTATGATAGTACATGGGAATATAATATACACCAAACAATTTTAAAAGATTGGGCACATCACTTTGAAGCTATCAAATATATTATTGACAAAAAATATGAAGTAGATTTTGTTAAAACATTTCAAGATAAAACTATTTTACTAGAAGCTAAAGGCCGGTTCTGGGACCACGCTGAGTATAGTAAATATGTTTGGATTAGAAAAGCTTTACCAGAACATATGGAGTTAGTCTTCTTATTTCAAAAGCCTTTCTCTCCTATGCCAGGAGCCAAGGTAAGAAAGGATGGAACAAAACGAACCCATGCTGAGTGGGCTGAAACAAATAATTTTAGATGGTACAGTGAAGATACACTACCGGATGATTGGAGAAGTGATGAGCTATAAATTTAACGAAGGATATATACTACAAGAACTTAAAGCATACATTGATGGTACATATAATGAACACTATGCTTCTGATAAATACCAAGCAACAGATATAATTGTTGACTCTGGACATGGGGAAGGTTTTTGTATTGGAAATATTATGAAGTACGCTAAACGCTACGGAAATAAAGAAGGAAAGAACAGAAAAGATATATTAAAAATATTACACTATGGTATAATTATGTTAAACATACACGACATGGAAACAAACAATGATTGAAAATAAAACAGGAATTAAAGAATACCTCGGTATTAAAATTAATTACAGTAATGAAACTCTACTAGATAAGTTTAGTCTTGACACAGTAAAAGATAGATACTTATGGGATAAAGAAACACATGCACAAGAAGCATTTGCTAGAGCAGCAGTCTTCGGAGCAACTTACAAAGGGCATACAGATTTTGAATTAGCTCAAAGATTGTATCACTATGCTTCTAACCTTTGGTTTATGTTCTCAACACCGATACTTTCTAACGGAGGAACAACAAGAGGTCTTCCTATTAGTTGTTTTTTAAATTATGTTGGAGATTCAATTGATGAGTTAACTGACCACTTTAAAGAAAACGCAAACCTCGCAAGTTCTGGTGGTGGCATTGGTGGATATTGGGGAGATATTAGAAGTAATGGTATTTCTACTTCTAGAGGAAGTAAATCTACAGGCTCTATTCCTTTTATGCATGTCGTTGATGCAGAAATGTTAGCCTTTAATCAAGGAACAACAAGACGTGGTAGTTATGCAGCGTATACAAATATTTCTCATCCGGAGATTGAAGAGTTTATTAACATGCGTAAAGAATCTGGTGGTGATATCAATCGAAAGAATCTTAATCTTCACAACGGTATCAACATTACCAATGAGTTTTTAAAAGCTGTTGAAGAAGATGCAGACTTTAGATTGATAGACCCTAAAACTAATGAAGCTGTTAAGATAGTAAAAGCTAGAGACTTATGGTGGCAAATATTAAACGCTAGGGCAGAAACAGGTGAACCTTACATGGTTAATATAGATACATGTAATGAAGCTTTACCTAAAAACCAAAAAGATTTAGGTTTGGAAATCAAGCAGAGCAATCTTTGTTCTGAGATTACTCTTCCTACAAACGAAGAAAGAACAGCAGTATGTTGTTTATCTTCAGTAAACTTAGAACACTTTGATGATTGGTCAGAGAATCCAATGTTTATAGATGATTTAATAACCATGTTAGATAATGTACTTCAACACTACATTGATAACGCTATTGATACAGATAATTTAGGAGAATACAATGCAAATTTTAAAAGGTTCAAAAAAAATATTAAAGAAGGTAAAAAAAGTTTTACTAAATCTGCCTACTCTGCTTACAGAGAAAGGTCGTTGGGTCTCGGTGCGATGGGCTTCCATGCGTATCTCCAATCACGCAACATACCTTTTGAAGGTATCTATGCTACAGGGTTTAATTACAAAGCTTTTAAACACATTAAAAAACACGCAGTGGAAGCAACTAGACGACTTGCTGATGAACGTGGTGAGTCACCTGATATCAACGGTAGTGGCTCTCGTAATGCTCATTTACTCGCTGTTGCACCTAACGCTTCTTCTAGTATTATTTGTGGTGGTACATCTCCTTCGATTGAGCCCTATCGTGCTAACGTTTATACGCACAAAACTCTCAGTGGTTCTTTCCAAGTTAAAAATAAATACTTAGAAGAGTTACTGCAAGATAAAGGAATAAAAAAACAAGAGTTGGTAGATGTTTGGAAAGACATTGCAGCTCATGAAGGTTCAGTACAGCATCTTGATATATTAACTGATGAAGAAAAAGAAGTATTTAAAACTGCTAATGAGATAGACCAGATATGGATTGTAGAACATGCAGCTAAACGTCAAGAGTTTATATGTCAATCGCAGTCTGTTAATCTTTTTTTTACACTTCCAAGTGCAACTGAGTCACAAGAAGTTCATGATGAATACATGCAGTACGTTAGTGATGTTCATTGGTATGGGATGAACAAACTTAAATCTTTATACTACTTCCGGTCTAACGCTGCTCGTAGTGTAGAAAATGTAAATCTTAAAGTTCAGCGTATTAAATTAGATGATGCTGAATGTATCGCATGTGAGGGATAAATGAAACAATCAGAATTTGATAAGGTGTTTAGTCAGAAGTTTTCTGGCTTTACAAGTAGGATGTGGTTAGATTATTGTGATGAAAATAATAATCCATTCGCAAAAACAAAAGATTACGCAGGATACGTAATTGAAAATTTTAAATATTTAGTTAAGAAATTTAACAAGGAGAACATATGAGCTTACTACACCCAAGAGACTACTACAAACCTTTTGAATACCCATGGATGTACGAGTATTACAAGTTACAAAATCAAATGCACTGGATGCCAGAGTCAACACCATTACATACAGATGTAAAAGATTGGCAAGATATTACAGATTCAGAACGACATTTATTGACACAAATATTCAGATTGTTTACTCAATCAGATGTTGATGTGGGTGCAGGTTATATTGACAAGTACATGCCTTTGTTTAAAAAACCTGAAGCAAGAATGATGATGAGTTCTTTTGCTAACATGGAATCAATACATCAAGATGCTTATAGTTTGCTTCTTGATACAGTTGGTATGCCTGAGATAGAGTATAAAGCTTTCTCAGAGTATGAAGAAATGGCTAACAAACATGATTATGTTGGAGATTTCAAACCTCTTAAGTCTGATAAAAAAACTATTGCTAAAACTTTAGCAGTCTATTCAGCCTTTACAGAAGGACTACAGTTGTTCTCAAGCTTTGCAATCTTGTTAAACTTCCCAAGGTTTGGTAAGATGAAAGGTATGGGACAGATAGTTACCTATTCAATTAAAGATGAGTCTATGCACGTTGAAGCCATGACTAAATTGTTCAGAGAGTTTATTAAAGAAAACATAGAAATATGGACCGATGATTTTAAAGGAGAACTCTACCAAATTTGTAGAGAAATGGTAGAGTTAGAAGATAAATTCTTGGATTTAGTTTTTGAAATGGGAGACCTTGAGGGTCTAACAAAAAAAGATATGTATGCTTACAACAGATACATAGCTGATAGAAGATTGTTACAGCTCGGTCTTAAAACAAATTATGACCAACGTGAGAATCCTTTAGAATGGATAGACGAAGTAATGGGTGTAGAGCATCAAAACTTTTTTGAGGGCCGGGCAACTTCTTATATGAAGGCTGGGTTAAGAGGTAGACAAGATAAAATAACTTTTTCAAAATTGGAGAGTAATAATGGTTAATAAAAATGAAGCAAACTTAGTAAGCTTTAAAGTTTTGTTGACACGAGATAATAAAATAGTAACTGAATTTAGTATGTTACCCCTCGAAATGGTGGATGAAATATTTCCACTAGACGAGAGAGATGTAATTAAATCTATATTAAGAAACGGAAAGTATAAACTTTCTGACTTACATAACTTCTTTCAAAGAGAGTTAAACGTTTTAAAGTAACTGTTTTATTTCTTAACTAAACTACCACCAAAGTACATACCTATAATTGCTGATACAAGGTTTGTATCTAGTTGTGTTATTACCAAGCCTTGAAAGGTTACCCATTGAAATACATCTCTACCATCTGTAAAAAATAAAAACCCCGGTTGAAATAATGTGTATCCTACTGTTACATCTACATCTGGATAGTAAACAGCTACCAGTTTAGGTAGTATAACGATTGCAAAGATTGCAGATAATGCTATGACACGTCTTGTCCATTGAAAGCCTTTATCTTGTACGTTCCTTGCAGACTCTACAGCTTTAAGTTGGAACTCGCCCCTTGTAATCAACATCTTCTGCTCATCTTGTTTAGCCTTCATACGTTGAGACCATAGACTTAATAAACTACTAAGAAGAGTTGAGCCAAGCATTGTTATGATTTCAAAAGGGAACATATTATTTATCCAAAGTTAAAGTTGATTCAAGTAAATCGTTTATAGAATCTAATAAATACTCTGGTACATCTGCACCGAGTATATCATCTTCGTTGTATGCAATCATATAGGACTCTATAAGGTCTTCATACAAGGGTCTAAAGTCTTCTCGCTGTATCCAAGGCTCGTTACAAATTGTACGAGCTTTACAATCTATGCGATAAGCTTTG